TGTTTGTCATCAGTTTACCCAGAAGGGTAAGTGTAGTAGGAAGTCTTGTCCTTATCTTCACGTTAAATCCTCTGATGATGCTAAGAAAGCTGAATCTAAGGTTGATCCTAAGGAAGTTGGATCTGAAGTTTCAGATGGCAAAACCACTGAGGAGGTTCAAGAGTGGTTTTGGTCTAAGAAAAAAGAACCTCCCCCGAAGCGTGAGCCACCCATCTCTGTTGACCTTGGTTTGCAAGGTTTACGTGTAAGTGTTAAGCCCACCCTTGGCTTTGAGACTACTGAGGCCAAATATACACCTGTGCCTGAAGTGGCAACAACTAATTTGCCCGTTGATATGTCTTTAGTTGAATTTTGGTCTCAATCTGTCTGGCCTTGTGGTTGGTCACCTGATGATGCTGTTCCGGAGATGAAATTCAACGCTTTCATTTGTGCTGATGGGATTGTTTCTATTTCCCATAATTGGCACTCTGAGCGTAATGGTGAATGGTTCATTCAAATTGACGCTATTAGGGATGAAAAGACTAAATTACTATACCCTAAGAAGTGTAAGATTGATGGTGGCCTGGATCTTCGTATGTATGCTCGTTTTAAGGGGCTAGATGCTAAGGTCATTGGTGAACATAGTATGGGTGTTGCTATTGTGTGGCCCTTACCTGATTTGCTTAAAAATTGGCCAAAGTTGGGTGGTATGTCAACTGGTGAGTGGGCCTCTGGCAAAAGTTATTATATTCTTGCTAAGGTCCCTATGCATATTGCTAACCCTGGTAAAACTCGATACGATAAGGTTGAGGGTTTTGACTACCCAACTGGCGATGCTTGTTCAGTTAAGGGTAATTGTGGTGGCCCCTGGATTGACGCCAATGGTAAATTGCTAGGCGTCCATATTGGGGGTTGGTCGGAGCTCGCGTTTAATACCTTGCTCCGAAAAAACTGCAGATTGGGCCTCTCGTAGGCCCTTATAAGGGGTATCCTGGTGGTTTTAAGTTTAATTTTAACTCTAATGCTCAGCCGAGCAGCCTTTACACCGAGATACTCCAGTCTTTAACTATTAAAGGCGCTGATGAAGAAATACCTGCTTTTACTTTTTTGGGTAGCGTTCGTAAGCCTCTCTTAAATGATAGATTTTCTACTACCACTGAGCCTCTTCCGCCCGTGGTTAATAGTATTTTAGTTCCTTTTTTGAAAACTTGCTACCCTGATCTTTTAGATAGTAAAAACATGTTGCAGACTAAGTATATGCTTAGTGCTAAGTATTCGCGTGCTGAGTATGTTAGTATTAGTCGTTACAGTCAATCTTGGCAATATCCCCGGATTCACGCCTGGGATGATGCTCAAGTTATGTGTGCTGAGGCTTTTGCCTGTATGGATAGGTCTCCAATATTGGATTTAGCTAGTTCTATTCAATGGCTTGATCGTCAAACTTCTCCTGGTTATCCATGGAGCCTTAAGCATTCTAATAAAGTTCCTATTGTTGATTCCGAGTGGTTTGAGCCATGGTATATTCAATGGGAGCGATCTGTGCTTGAGGGTAAGGCTTTGCCTTTTAAATGGCGCTGCTTTATTAAGGATGAGGTTAAGAAAGCTACTGATGTTCTAGCTCATAACCCGCGTAGTATACTTTCATCACCTATTGAAGCTACTGTTCTTGGTTACCGCTTATTTGGTGTGATGAATGACCGTTTGACTCGTGAAGGGTCATTATTTCGTAGTCCGTGCTGGGTTGGTGTCTCTAAATTTAATCGAATGTGGCACAAGCTCGCTATGCACATTCTATTTTTTCCAAATCGAGCTCACGGTGATGCTACGCGTTGGGATGGCAGTGTTATGCCCCCAAGTTTTGATTTTATTGCTCGTTGGCGATCTCATAATTTAACGACTGATGCTATGAAAGAAGCCATTAAGTATTTTTATCATAATGTTTTACATTCTGAGATTGTTGGCTGTGAAGGTGATTTGTTCGCTAAACATATTGGTCAACCCAGTGGTCAGGTTAATACGTTGCATGATAACACTATTATTCATGCTCTTTATTTTTTCTACCATTGGTGCTTAGTTGTCTGTTGCGATAAACGCTTCCTGCCAACGTGGCTTTCTTTTCGATCCCATGTTCATTTAGTTGTTATGGGTGATGACGTTATTTGGTCCTGGTCTGATGATGTTAAGCACCTCATGACTGGGTCCGCTTTAGCGAAGACGTTCTTATCTATCGGTGTTATTTTGAAATATAATGACGGTGATGATACGAACCAGACTATTGATACGCTTGAGTTTTGTAGTATGCATTTTCATAATCACGGTGGGGTTTACGTCCCTTTAATGAAACGTGAGAAAATGATTGCTTCTATGTTTCTCAAAAAACAAGAGGTTAATCCTCGAGTATTGCTGCGTCGCTTACTTTCTATTCGTATTGAGGTTTGGTGGGATGAATATCTTCGCAATTTGGTTGATCGGTCAATTGATTTTATCCTTGAGAATTATACTCCTCAAATGACCGGTAAGCCCACCGGATGTGGAGGGGATGATGCTTCTTTGGAGCTTATCCTCACCCTTCGTTGGCCGCGATATGTTATTGAAAAACATTATCTGCAACCTAATCATTAGTGTGTTTTATTTTTTCTCACATTCTTGAGTTGTAAAGTGGTTTTTGTAATACGTTTCCACTTTAAAGTTAATGTCTTTTCTTGTTCCTAACCCGAAAAAATTAATTAATGCTCTCCTTCCGGCAATGGTTACTCGTGATCAACTTATTGGAGCGACTACTGAAGGTATTAGTCCTCCTGCTGCTGTCGGTGGTGTTGGTTCAGTTGCTGGACTTGATCGGCCACCCGAGGCAGGACAAAGAGTTGTTGCGGAGGTATTTTCTGATTTGTCGACACCTATTATGACGGGCATCAATGTCCTTGCTGAAGGCACTGATGTTCGTGATTGGCGTTATTCAAAGAATTTGAAGAAAATTTCTGATAAGGAAAATACCCAAAAAGCTCTTGATTCCGGTCTCGATTTAGTTGTTGGTGGTGTCCAGGACTTCGTAGTCTCATCTAATGAAGAAACTGTTCGTGAAGGTCTGTCCTTATTGCAGCCTGCCTCTGCAGTTACCTCTGCTTCAAAACCATCAGAAGAAGGCAGGGATGGTTTTAAAATTAAAGTTGCTAAAGACAAATCTGAAATGACTACTGAAGTTAAAATTGACGTTTCTAAGAAGAGTGGTAAAGGTAAACAACATGTTAAGAAGCCTAGACAAGCTCCTCGCTTCCCTAATCAAGGTAAACAACATCAAGGTTCTAAACCACCTATGACTAGGAAGCAGTGGAAGCAAAAGCAGAAAGAGCGCCATGCAAAGTACATGAAGGATCATTTAAGTACTAAAGGTAATCTTGCTAGTTCCGGCGTTGGTGCCGGTGAAGGCTCTATTGATTACCGTAATTTAACTGGTACTGATAAGGCCTTTATTGCTGCCTATGTCGCTGGTGGCGTTAGTCAAGCTGGTAATTTAACTAAGTTCATCCCTGTTCCCAAAATGCCTGGCTCATTGCGTGTTCAATGTAAGGTTCGGCTTGGATCTATTGTGATGAAGGCAACTACTGGTGCTACAGAACTTAAAATTGACGGTGTTAATGATACCGGTGGCCAGATTTACCTTAATCCGACCAACACTGTTTATATGCCTGCTGCTACTGCTATAGCCTATATTTCTAAGCTATTTGATCGTTGGTATATCAACACTTGCGCACTTATATTTAATACAGCTTTGTCTACGGCTGATCGTTATCAAATTACGTGGTGCATGTGTGAATCTACTGATCATTGGGATCGTCTTGCTGTTGCTACTAATGCGACGACCCCTTCTAAGGCTTTGATAACTGCTATGTCTAATAGTGCTACTTTCCCTGCTTGGGAACCATCTGCCCGTATTTTCCTCATGAAGGATCAGAAATCACCTCACCTCTATACTTCTACTGCTGAAGGTGCTGGTGGCTATGTTGATTGGGCGAAGGCTGCTACTATGCGACAGTGTTATGGGGGTACCGCTGGTATACGTGTTGATGGTGCTACCCCTGCAGCTGATACGACTATTGGTGATCTTTATATGGCTTTAGATGCTAGTTTTTATGATATGTCAGGTTACCTTAGTGCTGCTGTTGGTGAAGATCGCCACATTAGGCGCGCTTGCGCCGAGGATCAAAAACTTGATGAGCGCATTCAACGACTTTTATTGAAACGCTCTCTCGGTGATGCTTTTCCGGACTTCAAGGGTACGGGTGTTCGCCCTCCGCGACCTCGCCCTGAGGCTGATGATGAACGTCCTCCCTCTGTTGTTTCCGACTACGTTCTTGCTGATCGTAGTAAACCTTCCTCTCGTCGTGAGGGAGTTATGGAATTTAAAGAGGCGAGAAGTATGAATAATTACTGACTCTCCTCTCCCTCTTCTATTTCTGATGAACCACACAATGAAGATGGATTTTGTTATTGTCGGGTATGTTTTGTTTAATGGTATGTCAGGTTCCGCCTTGCGGCAGCGGATTGAAGCTCGACCGCTTATGAGCTCCGAAACGACACATTTTACATTTTCTGTTCTTTTTGGAAACTAGACTATATTCACGAATATATTCTATTTTCCAAAAAGGAGTTTAGGAAACCCAAAAAAAAAAAAAAA